GTGGGGACCAGGCCGTCAGTCTCAATGTCAAAGAAGAGAACTGTAGGTTTATCCTGCGGCTCTCTGTCCGTGTACTCTCCGTTCAGTCTATAGCGTTCCATGTGGTGCCTCCTTTTCGTACTCCATTATTGCCAGCCCAATAAGCATGGGTATCCGGGGGACTACTGCGTTCCCTAACTGCTTAAGTCTGTCCACCCGGTTGGAAACCCCATGAGCCACTCGACCCACGTCGGGTTCAGGGAGCCACGGGGGCGCTGCTCTGAGGAACTCTCTGAGGTATCTTTCGATGCCTCTATATCTTTCACCGTTCTCGACAGCCCCGCTCCCCCCGGCTTGTTGGGATTGTGGCCCGCCCTTTCTGACGCCGTCGGGGTCGGCCACAGCTTCTCCCCCCGCTTCCTCAGTCCCTCTTCGATCAGTACCTCCTCCGACAGTACCTTCCCGCCCTTGCCGTTTGGACGGCTCCCCGGGTTCGAGGCCCGCGGGGTCGGCCACCGCCTCACGGCTGTCTCCAGATCCATGCCCCGCCGCTGCCCGCTCTTCTGGCGAATGATCGCTTCGTCGGTCACCCCCGTCACCGTCGCACCCCGCCGGCTGGCCCGCGGGGTCGGCCATATCCTCACGGCATCCGTCAGTGTCGTCCCGGGGTGAGAGTTCCCCGTCGTTGTCGTGTGTCTCGCTGAGTTCCGACTGTCCCCCACCGTCGGGGTCGGCCACCGCCTCACAGCGTCCCCCAGGTTCAGCCCTCCCTGTCGAAGCTCTGATTGACTGGTCCTGTCCCTCGTTGTCGGAGTCGGCCACAGTCTGACATAAAGAGTCAGCGGCATCCCCCCCTGGTCGTACCTCTTGTGCCTGTCCGACTTCGAGTCCTGGGTCACGGTGGGCAATAATCCAGATGCGGTCTCTTTGGTGAGGCGCGTTAACTGAACAAGCGGGAACGCAATGCCATTCACAGATATACCCGATCTCGCTGAGATCTTGAAGGACCAGGGTAAGCCCTTTAGATCGAAGGGCTGATACATTTTCAACAACTGCCCACGTTGGCCGTACATCTCTGATGATCCGAAACATCTCTTTCCAGAGACTACTGCGGTCTCCATGGATACCTGCTTGTTTGCCTGCGTTACTGATGTCTTGGCATGGGAATCCTCCGGTGACAATCGTAGGTCGAACTCCGTCTGCTTGTAGCTGCTCATTTGTGAGCTCCTTAATGTCATTGTAAATCTTCACGTCAGGCCAGTGCCTGCTCAATACCTTACACGCTGCCTCATCAATCTCACACATCGCCGCGGTCTCGAACCCGCCGGCCCACTCCAGGCCCAGCGAGAACCCACCGATACCAGCGAAGAGGTCCAGCACTTGGTGTTTCAAAAGGGTGTCTCCTGATCTTCAAACTCGGGGCTGACCTCAGTGTGCATACCAGTGTCCGGGTCGAACCGCAGGTAACAGGCAAGACCCAGGTCGCCACTGAACCTGTTCTTGAGGACACGCACCGTCGTCAGGTTCGGGTCGTCACCCATGGTATCCCTGCTCAATGCAATGCAGGCGTCCGACAGCTGGCTGATAGCCTGTGACCCCCGAAGGTGGGACAGCTCAGGCTCCCCTCCACGCTCCGCGGCCTTGCCGTCCACCCGCTTGAGGTGAGATACCAGTATCATTCCAGCCCCGGTGGCCTCGCACACCTGGGATCGCAGGGCCGTCATTACATTATCAATCAGGCGACGCTCGTCCCCGTCCCCCCACCCGGACACCAGAATACTGAGGTGGTCAATGATAAGATACTGACACCCCTCGGCGACACGCAGGTAACGGCACCGGCTCAAAAGATTTTCGCTGCTCATACTCCCGAAGTGATTATAGATAAACAGGTGGTCCTTCAGCTCAGTGTCGAACGCCTCCCGCATCTCTTCTATCGTCGTGCCGTTCCTCCCCAGGTGGAGAGGCTTACCCATGACCTGCCCCAGCAGGGACAGACCCGTGCGGGCCAGCGACTCCTCGAGTGCTATGTATCCCACCTTCACTCCCTGTCGTATCAAATGGATAGCAAGGTTGCGGCAGAACTGGCTCTTGCCTACGCCTGTGCCAGCACAGACAGTCACGAGTTCACCCGGGCGACAGCCCAGCAGCTTTTCGTTCAGCCCCTCAAAGGGATAAGGTAGCGAGGGGATCTCCTCTTCATTGGTAATAACATCAAAGAGTTCCTCGCCGGCTACGATCCCGTCGGGCCGATAGACCTTGGCGTTCCAGAACGCATCAATCAATTGCTTACTCAGCCCAAGCTTCACCGCGTCGCAGACGTCGTTGGCCTCCCCGGGTAGTGTCATTAGCCGTGCCTTCCCGGGCGTGAGCAGGGCAGCTACCTCTCGAGCTGCAGACTGCCCCGCCTTGTCAGCGTCGAAGCACAGCACGACCTGCTCAAAGGACTCAACGAACTCTATGTTCCTTGCGATAGCCTTGGCCGCCCCCGCCGCACCGTTGGGTACGGACACCGCGGGGTACCTGGGGTTCTTGTCGAGCCACTGGAGACAGTCAGTCTCTCCCTCGAAAATGGGTAGTATCTTCCCGCCCTTCTTATACCTGTGCTGTTGCCACAGTTGCATCTTCTTAGAGTCGCCAAGAATAACGAACTGCTTGTCTGCACTCTTAAGCTTCTGGGCCACCAGCTCACCCGCCTCGTTGCGGTAGTCAGCGACCTGTACCATCGCCCCCTTCCATTCGCCCACGCCGTAGCCGGCGAGGTCGCAGGTCTCCTTGCGTATGCTTCGAGACCGCAGGGCTTGGGGAGTACGCGGAATGAATCCCTCCATTAGTTCTTCCTCTTCTTTTCTTACCTCGTCACCGTGGTAGTACGCCCCGCAACCGAAGCAGTACCCGTGGCCGTCGTCATACCTGGCTACGTTGTCCTTGGAACCGCAGACCTCGCAGGACTCATGGTGTGAAAAACTGCTGCTGTCTAAGCTCTCCGTTCCTGTAGTTGTACCTGGCATAGTTCTTTCCTTTATCAGTTACCCTCTCAGTCTCAATGTTGTGGCCCTGCTCACGGAGCTCAAAGATCCGTGCGCCCAGTCGAAAGCAGCCGAAGTGCATCAGGGCATCCAGTGGAGTGATAGAACCCTTAGTCTTCAGGTGGTCGAGGATCGCTTCAACCTGCTTCATTATATGCCTCCCTTATTAGTAATCTAATGCACCCCTCTTCTCCGGGCTTGCCCCACGCCTTGCTGGCTCCGACTCCTGAGATAATGCAGTCGTCCTTCCAGGCGATACCGTTCCCAGCGTCAAGCAGTGCCTTCAGGTAGTTATCAATGTCGGGCTTGGGGCGAGGAAGCTTGGTGGTCTTGGGCCGCTTGCAAACAAACACAGCAACAACCGACAACTCACCAGAAAAAGGCTCTTCAAAATTGAAACTCTTCATCGTTTCCCGAATGAGAGTTTCGGCCTCCTCCTTCCACGCCTTATATTTTTTGGGGTAATATGCCCAACCTTTTGAAGTGATACGAGGGCGCGGGCAGGGTAGTGGATTGATGGGGATGACACAGTCTACCTCTGCCCGCTCTCTCATAATCAGAAGTCTCCTTTGTTGTCATCCTCGCCAGCGGCGACCTCGTCAAAGGTCTCCACCTTCTCGGTCTCGAACCCGTCGGTGGACTCGAAGCCGAAGCCTTCAGCGTCCTTGGGGACACCGCCCTTCTCGACCAGCTCGATCAGCTGGACCGCTTCCATCCAGAGGGACAGGCCAGCACCCTTGCCGGCATTGAACCAGGCGTTAACCTGCCCAGCGAAACAAGCCTTGCTGCCCGAACCGATCAGGGGCAGGTCCCCCGCCATGAGCTGGCCCGAAGCGTCGAAGATCTTGGGGGCCAGCTTCCGCTCGGAGCCGTCACCCATTTGAATCGCCTCGTTGAGGCGGGCCTTAACAATGACCTCACCGTCCTGCAGCTCGTCAATATAAGACTGAGCCACCTTGCCAATGTCAGCCCAGGGCTTGGTGTCATTGGTGAAGTAGGGCAGGAAGGCACGGTTCGCCTTCACCTTCTTGCCCTTGTTCTCAGCCTTCAACTGCTTGAGCCAGCCGTCGTAGATACCATCAATGGTCTCAACGAACTGGGCGGCAGGCTCACCAGTCAAACGGATCGCACCCTGGAATCCACCGAACTCCTGGTCAGGAGCATCGATATAACAGGGGAACACAAGGACTCCGGGGGGAGTCGTGAAACGTGGCCTGGGTTTCAGGCTCTTACTATTGTACTTGGGCATGGTGCCTCCATTAAGAAAAGAAGTAGTCGCTTGTCAGCAACTGGTAAATATCAAGTGACCCGTACTCGGGGAGTTCGGGTAGTTCTACATCCGCGGGTAAGTATGCTGCCACCTCCTTTGCAAAGCCCGCCAGTACATCGTCTTGAAAGATTCTGGCATACGCTAATCGAATACTCTCTGCCAGGCTCTGCGAGTCAGCTGCCAGCGTGGCGAAGCTGTCGTGAACCATGGCGAAGTCCTCTACCCCGACACCGCGGGCTGCTGTCACGGTCTTGAAGAGAGCCGCGGCGTCCAGACTATGGACAAAATTGGGGGCCAACCCGTTACACATTCTCCTGCGGTCCAGCCCCTCGTTCTCTTCACGGATCGAGTGCTGCCGGATGGTGTCGCCGATCTTGGTCTTGATCATTTTTGATGACCATTTGAAATACGCCTGCTTNACCGGAAAATCTGCGGGCGTCGTCCAGCGAATGGGGATTTCATTTTTGACGCAAATATCCGCAACCTCNCCCAGCCACTTCATGCACTTCTTCGTGCCGTCAATGACCTCGTCCATTGAATCCCAGATGGTCTTAGCCAGGTAGAGTGAGGCGCGGTAGTTGTCCTCGAGTGGCAGGCCACCCTGCTTCTCCTGCTTGGCGTTGACCCACTCCCTGACGTACTTGAGACAGGAGAACAGGGTAGAGTTGTAGACCCGGGTCATCACGGGCCGCTTGCAGGCTTTGCGATCCACCCCGAAGTCCAGCCACATCTGAGCCACCTCAGAGCCTTCGGCGGCTTCAGCCTCAAGGTTGTCGAGGGTCTTCTGGGTCACCGCAAGGTACAGGTCTTGCGGTTTCTCCGACGGGGTGCAGTTGGTTGCTTCCGCACCCACAGGGTCACGCAGGAGCAGACTCATTATCTGTATGCCAGACTGGGTGGCGTCCTGTGCTATGGGCAGGCGGCTGACATACCCAGACTGGTCGTTCCACCAGCCTGTGACATCAAAGCACCACGCAAGGAACTGCCAGGGCTTGTCGGCTTCCTCCCACTCACGGTTGTGGTAAGGGTCCTCTGTTATCCTGCCGGCTTCAGCGAGGAACTCTTCAGCCCACTTGACACGCTCGTCAAAGGTAGACTTGTCGAGTCCCCAGCAGTTAGCCCCATGGATCATCAGCCAGCGGTAGCCGTCGGTTCCGTCCTTACCCACAGGCTTGCCATTCTCAAACAGCAGCATGGCCTTGACGAAGTCTGGCCCCTGCGGGTGCAGGTGGTAGCTGGTGGGGTAGCAGCGACTACGCCAGTCGAGCTGGGCGGTGAAGTACATCGGTTCAGTACCGTACTTCTCAGCCAGGTGGATAACCTTGGTGACCGTGAGTCTCTCAGCCCGGGTCCGTGCGTTCCTGTCGTGGATCGCAGCGGCCTGCCTACGCCAAGCCTTCCGTGCCTCATCGTTTTCATCTATATCCGCGGGGCGGGCCGGCACCTCCATGTCCTCTCTTCGGGGTATGCCTTCGACCTCCAGGTTTTTCGACCAAAAATGCCGCAACACCTCAAGCACCTGGGTGTTGATCCTGAACGGCACTCGCTGCAGGGCGTTCACCGCGTCATACACCTCAGGCATCTCGTGGTCTTTAATGCTCTCGATATACTTCAGGTCGGCTGTCTTGATGAGCGCCCGCCTGTAGAGGCCACTGGTATGGAAGCCCCCGTTGACCACGCCCGTCCAGTCCTTGGGAGGCTCAATGCAGGGGAGGAAAATAGGCGTCAGTATTTCACAGCGGTCATGCGATTTCTCCAGCCACTTCAGGGTCATGGGAGTAGCGGCCAGCTCGGTGCGAGTCTTCCCGAAGATCGTGGTCCGGTTCCGTATCTCCACAAGCCCAGTCGCCTTCGCCAGCAGATCAATACCGACTACGCCTATCTGTACCTTGTCCCGCTGGGACCAGGGGCTGAAGGAATGGTTAACATTCTTCATGGCCCGCATGATGTGGCGGCGTTTTGTTCCGTAGCCCATGTAAGCCTTGGTCCGTTCGTACAGGTCACGCCACAGGCCCGGGTCCGTTTCAGCCAGAGCTCGAAAGCGTACCTCGTCCTCGAGGACGCCGGCAACGACCATAGCGGAGCGTGTGAACTTCTTGGCTGTGGAGATCGAGTCCAGTACCGTGCGGGCAATAAGGGCCGCTGAGAGGTCCGTGGGGAGCAACTTATAATACTCGACAGCGCGGTGCGCCCGCCCGGGTCGGTTCTCCGCAAGTTCCATCCAGTCTTCCAACTCACTCTGCAGGAGACTGACGGTGTTTCGCAGGAGCCACTGGCCGCCTGGAATTGTAGTCTCCAATTCCTTCGACTCAGCCTTGCGCCTTTTGTGCTGGTATCTCTCGACGCCCAGGCGGGTCATCTCGATCTCCAGTTCCTCTTGACTCTTCTCTTCCACCAGCCACCTCACTTAAAAGCCCCAGGTGCAACCACCAGTTACACCCGGGGTTCTCTTCCACCCCCTCTTTTCCAAGGGGCTTACCTTACCAACCGGCTGGAATCTTAACAGCGACTATGGCTGGCGTCAATATAAGGGCATAAAAAAACCCCGGGGACCATTCCGGGGTTGCAGGTGTCTCAGGATTCCACGTCGGGGTTGGTCAAGTCCCCCCTAAGTCACCCTTTTGAAAAGAAAAGAAGTGTTGCTGGGATCATGGCAAAGAGTCTGCTCCCCCAGACTTGAGGATAGGTATGTCAAAATAAGCTAACAAGGGTGAGAACGAAGAGCAGGATAGCCCAAATGACGCACAGGTCAATACCCAGTTGAAATAAATCATAGGGTTTCATTCGCCTTCAGCCTCCTGCTTCTCAGTAATAAAGACCACGGTCACCGACTTAATACGGCCCTCTTTAGCCGTTCTCTCGACGTAGACCTTGTAGCCCCCGTCCCCGTAGCCGGTGGTCGTTACGAAGCCCAGCGGGAACTGCTTCTCAGAACCAATGAAAGCGGTGTCCACCGCGGGTCCACACATCTTCCGGGGCTGACCCAAGGTTACCTGGGAGATCTCCTCCAGTGCCTCTTCAGTCAGCCCATGGGATCGCAGGTAACACGGGTCCACAATGAGGAGCTGGCCGCTGTCAACGGACACCTCCCCAACCTCTTCCAGTACCTTCTCGTGAAAGTAACTATTCAATTCAGTCTTCATCAGGTGCCTCCTTATTACCCCACTGGGTAGCCATTGCTTCAGCTATACCCGCGTAGGTTGTGCTTCTTAACTTCCACCTGTCTTTCGACGGGGAAGCGTACCATATCTTCTGCTGCTCACTTGCTGGCAGCTTCAGCATCTCTTCCTTTACATTGTTGGTTTCCTCCAGGGCGTCAAGACCTTTAAGCCACAGGCAGGTAGCCTTCTTTTCAGGGTGACCAAACATCCACGGCTGGATGAGCTGTGTGTGCTTCTCCCCCCCGATCCTGTCCAGGGCATACTTGTGCATAATAGGGTTCTCAATACAGACCTTCGGGCAGGGGTGGTCGAGGAACAATCTGAAGAAGCGGGCCGCTTCGTCAAGTTTCTCCCAGCGCCCCTCCTGAGTGTGCAGCCACCTGACCCCTGAATTGCACAGGTAGGTGCAAGGCGGGTGAGCGACTATCAAGTCCCAGTCCTCATAGAGGACGTCCTCAATATCACCCTCGTGGTGCCTGCCTGGTTTGTCAGTAGGCAGCAGATCGCATGAAAGCGCATCGTGGCCGCGGGCGGTGAACGCATCGCGCACCGTGCCGCTGTACTCACAAGCGACTAAGACTTTCATTCGGGTTCCTCCTTCAAAACTTCAGCTTCACAACAGTCACTAACGGTATCCAGGCGAACATCAACAGCCCGCTCAGAACCGTACTCATACACACCAATTCCATTGTCGATTACCTTCGCCTCGCATTCCTCCTTGCACTCAGAACACCAGCCACTCTCCGGGCCTTCAGCCACATCAGCTTCAGTTACCTCGAAACCATCGCTGTCGTATACAGCACCTCTTCTAACCATTCCTGCTCCTTTCAAATTCACCTAAAGCTTCAGACAGATTCTTCGGTGCCAGGTGAGCGTAGATCAAGGTAGTCTCGATCTTCGCATGGCCCAGCAGTTCCTTCACAGCGACTATGGAAACGCCTATCTGTACCAGGCGGGAAGCGAACCCGTGCCGCAGGCAGTGCGGGGTGAACCCGCTGTCGCCGGCCAGCCCCATCTTCTTGCGGGCAGCATTCCAGGCGTCCGTAAACGACGAGGGCTTGACGGAAACCCACGGCCCGTAGTAATCACCAGCAACCCCGGGGGCGCTGAGTTCCACGAGCAGGTTGAAGACCTTGGCTGTCATGGGAACTGAACGGGGCGTACCGCCCTTGGTTACCCATAGCCTGATCCAGCCTTCATCGAGATCGATGTTATCCCAACTCAACCCCAGGGCTTCCCCCCGCCGCAGTCCAGTTTCCGCAAGGAAAACCACGAACTGGGCGTACCGCGGGTGGCCTGCCTCTTCCAGCAACCGTACCATCTCAGCTTCCTCTTCATCGGTCTGCCACCTACGGCGGCCACCAGTTTCCTTGAAGCGTTCAATGTAGGGTCGCCTCTCGATCCACCTACGCCTCTCAGCCCACTTCAACATCCTGCTGAGGGCCGCAAGCCTGCGGTTGCAGGTCTTCTCGCTGGCCCCCTCCTTCAGCCAGGTGTTGCAGGCTTTTTCGATGTCCTCTGTGCTGATCTTGCGGATGTCACGCCCCTTGCCCAGCGTGGCGAGGAGTTTCTTCACATTTGAAGCGTGACTCGCAGGAGACTTTGAAGTCTCCCAGAACTTCTCCCAGGCTCTCTGAGAGAGCGTCAGTAGCGTCATTGCTTTAGTCTTCATCAGTGTCTCCTTACA